GTTCCCGCTGGGTGCTGCCCTCGGGGACATTCTTGACGACCGTGCCGTCTTCGAGCCTGACGTCCATGTTCAGCCTATTTCGGGAGCGTGTTGAAATCGACAACACCCGGCGCCCCGGCGCCTGGCGAGCTGGGCAGCACATCCTCGACCCGCAGCCCCTGTCGCTGGGCAACGCCCCTGTAGAAGTCGTCCAAAGCAGAGCGCCGGTCGCCGGCCCCGGAGTAGAGGCTGCTTGCGACTTGCCGCATGCTTGCCAATTGCGCCGGCGAAATCCTTGCGCCGGTCCTGATGCGCTCCGGGATCTGCGAGAGCGAATCCATCAGCCCCCGCGCGTTGGCGATAAGCGCGTACTCGGACTCCCGCACGACAGACTCGGGGTCGAGCAGCTTGCCGAAAGCGAAGATCAGGGATACCTGCTTCGTGGGGTCCCTGACGATCGTCGGATCGTTCAGCAACGAGACGACCGTCTCCGCATGGCGCACGCCCTCGGCGACCTTGTCTGCGCGGCGCGTGTATTCGCCGCGCAAGGTCGTGGCCTGCTGGAATTGGCGGTTGTTGGTGGCGGAATCGCGAACGGCATCAGTGGCAGAGCGCGCCGCTGCCCTTGCATCAACTCCGGCCTGCCTGACCGCGATATTGCCTAGGCCCAGCTCGCGCCTCAGGGCCTCGTCTCGCGCGGCTTGTTCCGCTCGCAGGCGCCTGGCCTCGCGCGAATCGATGACCCTTTCGACCTGCCCGATCCGACGATCCAGCGCCCCCGCCTCGCGCTCTTGGGCCTGCATCGGGTCGCGCACGAAGTCGCCCGTAGGCGTCAGGATGCCGCCGCCGACCTTCATGGGCTGCTGCGCTGCCTCTGCGCGGCGCAGGAACTTGGTCTGGAGCGGCTGAAAGCCCTCGCCTGCATACTGCGCCGCCAGCGCGTTCAGGAGCGCGCCTTGGCCCATCTCGCCCTGCTGGCGGGCGAAGGCTTGCATCGCGCTCATGTCGGGCTGTTGCTGCTCCAGCGCGGTGCGCTGGCGCATCAGCTCCTCAAGCTGCGCCTCGGGGTCGTACCCGCCCCGCGCCTGGGCGGGCATCGCTGTCCCCATCGCCTGCGGCAGCATGCGCCGGCGGGCGGCGAAGTCTTCCGCGAACGTGTTGCCGTAGATTGGCTCGGCCATCGCTTACTCCGTCATGCCGTAGTCGCCCCCGGCCATGGGCGCGCTGGACGGGACGCCGCTGGTCATGGGGTTCATGCCGCCGCCCTGGCGGCGACGGCGCAGATCCTCGAGCATCTGCCGCTGGCGCTCGCTCATGCCGGCCATGCCCTTATCCTGCTGGCTCTGCGCCTGCCCTGCCATGTAGCCTTGCCCGAGTTGCGAGGCGTACTGCACCATCGACGGCGGGACGTAGTGCTTGCCGATCATCTGCCCTTCCGGGGCCTGCATGGCCCTCCCGCGCAGGGCGGTGATCATCTCCTGCCGGCGGCGCATATCCTGCGCCTCGGGCTGCATTGCGCCCATGCCGAGCAGGTAGTCAAACATCAGTTCATCGTTCATGACAGACCCCCGTAGTTCACCATGAGGTAACCGCTCGCGTGGCGCTTGACCAGATCAGGCCGCACGCGCTCGACCTCCTGCGCGATCACGCCGCGCTGCGGCACCCCGTCCATCGTGTAGTCGTAGATGCCCACGCCGATCGGGTGCGTGCCGACTTGCCTGATGTTGTCCTTCAGGCGTCGATCCGAGAACATGAACGCTGACGCGGCCGGGTTGCTCAACGCCGCCGACCCGAGCGAGAACAGCCCGCCCATCGCGTTGGCGCCTTGTGCCTGCTGGGCGTTGTAGGCCCCGAGTTGCGCGTCGTAGCCCATCTGCGTGGCCCCGAGCAGGTTGGGCGTCTCTGACCGCTGGGCCGTGTTGAACGACGGCATCTGCGGCATCGACACCTGTTGCCCACTCAGCAGCGCGTTCATCTCGTTCAAGCTCATGCCGCGGCGCTGGGCCTCCTCGGCGATCGCCTGCTGGCGCAGTTGGTTCTGGAACCCTGCCGCCTGCTGGTTGATCCCGAACTGCTGCCCCGCGGCCTGATTGGCCGCTTGCATGCGCGCGAGATCGAGCGCCTGCGCCTGCCCGAGGGCCTGATTCTGGAACTGCGCGCCGGACAGGCCCTGACCGAATGCCTGCCCTGCGGCCTGGTTGGCAAACTGTCCCGCGCCGACGTCTTCCTGGAAGCCCTGCTGCCGCGCGCCCATCTGCATGTTGAACAGCCGCTGGGCCTCTTGGCCGGCCATGTCGAGCGCGTTGTACCGCTCGCCCGCCTGGCGCATCTGGAGCTCGTCAAGCGCCCGCTTGTAGCCTTCCGTGCCGACCTGAAAGCCTTGGTTGGAGAGTTGCGTCTCGAGCGAGTTCTGCTGGCGCTCGTGGACCGGCACCATCCGCTCCATGAGTGACCGTGCGACCGTGTCGCGGTAGGAGGAGTCGATCTGCGGCAGGGCCGGGTTGTCGCCCATCGCCAGACTGCGCTGGACGTCCTGCTGCTGGACGTTCGACTGCATCCCCGGCACATAATCGGTCGTGCCCGTCTCCAGTTGCGCAGGCCCGCCCAGCGCGGCGCGCTCGGGCAGGTTCTGCCACGGGAACTGCTGCCCGTACTCATCGGCCACGCGGCCCATGAATCCGCCGGCGAGCTGGCTGCGGCCGAGCTGCGTGCCGACCTGCGCGTCGAGCGCCGATTGCAGACCGGGCGCGAGTTTCGTCGATTGCGTCCACTGCGTCACAGGCTGGCCCGACGCAGGGTCGGTGATCGCTCGCGTGTTCCAGGTCGTCGAGCCGAACGGCGAGTATTGCTCTGGCCGGTTGGCGAAATTCTGAACGTCGGTCAGTTCACGCGAGGCCGCTGCCTGCGCGTTGGCTGCGCCGACGTAGTCCGGTGCTGGAGGTGCGCTACCCTTGCCGCCCATGATTCGTCCCTTTCAACCAGCGGCAATCGTCGTGCCGCATTTCGAAGATGATGCTGTCGCAGGTCTCGCCGATGCGCTTGAATCCGAGCCGGTCGTTGAGATTCAGCGCCTCTGCGTTCTGCTTGCTGGTGAGTCCGTAGACTGCTTCCCTGCCTGTTTCGATGAAGGCGTACCCGAACACTGCCCGGAGCAGCGTCCGGTTGAGGCTGTGCGCCGAGTCGAGCGCGACATGCATCCATGCTGCTTTCTCCGACCACCCGTTAAATCCCACGACCCCGGCGATCTCGCCGTCCTGGCGCATGATGCCGATGCACCGCAGATCGGTCGACCACGAGAGCATCGTGCGCTTGCGTAGCCAGTTCCACAGGACGGGTTCTTCATCAGGCTTGTCGGTGGCGAGCAGCATCAGTCCATGCCGCTTCCGGCCCCGTCGTAATAATTGTTGTCGTCGTCTGCCGCCGTCCTCCAGCGCCCGTACTGATCTACATAAGAGCCGCCGGGGCCGATGGTCCCAGGCGGCGGGGTCGGCGTCGGCGGCGGGGCGACGTAGTCCTGCGCCGGCGCAAATTGCGGCATGGGCATCAGGTTGCCCGTCATGGGCGGCGGCTGGAATGACGGCATGGGCTGCGAGGCCTGCGGCATGCCCGCTGCGGCCGGCGGCTGCATTGGCTGCATCGGCTGCGAGCTCGGCTGCGTCATCGGGTTGCCGTTCATTGACGGGCGCGAACTGCTGAGCAGGTTGAAAAACCGGCCGAAATCCCCCGGCGCTTGCGCGGCACCTTGAGCGGGCGCGAACGACGGCGGCGTCATCAGGTTCCCGAACGACGAGGTGTTGCCAAACGACATTGGCGAGCCTTGCCGCGCGGGGGCGTTAGGCGTCATCGTCATGCCGGGAACGCTCACGCCAGACGCATTGCCGCCGCCGCGCAGGGCGGCGATCAGACTGGATTGGTAAGCAGGGGCCTCGGCCATCACATCACTCCGCCGTTGTCGTACATCATGTGGGTGGACGAGAACACCGTCCCTGAGAGGCCACGGACCCTCATCCGGATGCTGCCGTAGTAGCCCAGCCCGGTCACGCCCACAAAGGCCTGATAGGTGTTCGCGTTGCCAGACCAGATCGCGTTGTTCCAGGTCGAGGTGTTCCAGACTCCGGCTGACTGCACCGTGAACGATGGCGAGCCTGCGACCGGGTTCAGCTGGTACTGCGTGTTGACTTGCAGCTTCACGCTCGGCGTGTCGTTGGCGATGAAGATCGGGCGGGCCATGCTGAAACGCTTCAGGATGCCCGCGTTGCCCATCGCGTTGAACGCGCACTGCACATCGGCCTCGACCAGATCGCCGCCCGTGCCGTTCATGGCGACTCCGTCCTTGTTGCCGAACAGGCCCTTGTAGATGTAGCCGTCGTTGGTGCCGTAGTACATCGTGCCGTCCAGCACCGCTGCCGCGCGCATCCGCATGCCGCTGAACGTACACCACGACCCCGTGGTCAGGTTCATCGCGTACTGCTGGTACGTCCCGATGTCTGATGGCGGCGGCGAGATCAGCAGAATGTTCTGCGACGGGACGACCAGCATCTCCCACGCCTGCGCGTTCAGGTACGTCTGCACCAGCGGGTTCAGCACGCTCTGGATCTTGGCCGATGGACCGGGGTCGCGCTCGACGAACTGCCCGTTGACGATCTTGGACATCTGTTGCAGCCCGAGCGAGGACAGGATCATCACATCGCCGCCGGCCGGGGTGAAGTAGCGGCCGAACTCAGGCACGGGCCCGATGTACCAGACGCCCTGCAACGAGAACGTGGTCGCAGACTGCGGGTCTGTCCCCGCCCATACCCCGAGATCGCCCTGCGTGCCGACGACCACCAGATGGTCGTCTATGCCGACGCCTGCGTCGAGAGTCCAGTTGATGACGGCCGAGATGTAGCCGCCGTTGCGCAGCAGCGAACCCATGTTGAACGGCGAGGTGTTGCCGGTGACGACGTCGACGCTGTGGAAGTAGTACACATGCGGGTCATCGACGGCGGTAAAGAACACCCGCCGCTTCCAGACCCCAACCGTGCGAAGCGTCGTGGTCGGCAGGCCTGCGGGCGTGCGTTTGACCCAGCCCGTCGCATGCGAGTAGGTGTAATACCCTGCGCCAGGCGAGACGGCGAGCAGGAACATGTCCGCGCCGGTCGAGAACTGCGTCGTCCACCAGAGGTCGTTGGTGCTGCCAGTAGCCGAGACGGCAACCGTTGCCGGGTCGACCGTGACGTCGTAGATGTTCCCGCCGCGGGCGGCGAAGACCTTGTCGTTGGTCGAATTGGCGGCGTTGTAGGTGAAGACCGACTTGGCCTGTCCGCCGACATCGTCAACGTGGAGTTGGTAGCCCTTGCGCATCTCCGCGCCCGATTGGCGCGGAATCATGTTGTCCATCACCACCGCGTCGATAGGCTGCATCTCGCTGATCGGGTCGCGGAAGTTCAGCCCGCCGACCGGGGCAGGGACGTTGCGCATCTTGACGGTCTGCGTGGCCGCAGAGCGCCTTGGTGCTGCGAACGGGGCAACGCGCTGCAAGGCCATATCAGAATCCGATGTTGGTATCGGGCGTGTTCAGCAGCGGGTGCAGGTACGGGAATCGGAGGTCGCGCGCCATCGTCAGCACGGCCGCGCCCTTCTCCGAGCCCTTGCGGTTCTCGAAGGCGACGAGGAAGTCGCGCATCGCGGCCGCAGAGTCCAGGCCCTTCATCTCGAGCCACTTGACGCGGGCCAGCAGGGTGATGAGGTACGGGTCAACGAGGATCGTGTCGCCGTTCTTCGTGACCCGGTTCTTGTAGAGCGTTGCATCGTCCGCGTCCCGGACCCATGCGAGGGACTGGTAAAAGAAGGTCAGCGTCTGCGCCGCAGTGGGCGGCGCGAGGATGTAGATCTTGCTGTCGCGGATCTGCCAGTAGAAAGACATCGTCGGGATGGTCGAGCGCACCAGCAGCGTCTGCCACATCTGCGGCGAGATCGGGCCGATGGCGGGCCACTGGTTGCTTGAGTTCCACTGCGTCTGGTCCGTGAACTCGAAGAAGTCCTCCGGCAGCGAGAAGCCCTTCTCGCTCTGTCCGGGCGAATCTGCGACCACGGACATGTTGTGGATCTTGGTCAGTTCCTGCCAGTCGTTCATCGAGAGCATGTCGTTGCCCGCGACGTTGACCGCTTGGACCATCTGGCCGATGGCCGGGTCGCTTGACCCGGCCGCGTCGGCAGGAGTCGAATAGCCAACCATCTGAGCGACGTTCTGAACGATGTTCAGCAGGCTCGAATCGTTGATCAGTTGGAAGGCCATTCGGTGTCCTTAGTCCTTCTTCTTGCTGGAGTGGACCAGCGACTCGACCTGCGCCTTGAGGGTCTCGATGACCTCGTCGCGCTTGGCAAGTTCCTCGTTCATCTTCTCCAGCGGGGCGTTGCCGGCCGCGACGTCGAGGAAGGCCTTGGCGCGCGACTTGTCCTGCTGGAAGCCCATGAACTTGCCGCCAACCGAGTCGGCCGCAGCGGCGAGCTGCTCGATCGTCTTGATGTGAAAGTAGCCGTACTCGGCGACCTTGCCAGGCGTCATCGTCGGGAGCGCCGAGAGCGGGGTCCCGCTCATCGCCTCGCCTTGGCCGGCGCGCCACTTGGCGAGCCGGTCAGCGAAGCGCATCTCGTCGATGGAGTCGACGGGGCGGTCGATGATGTTGTTCTTGTCGCCGGGGATATGGATGCGGACGAAGTCCTTCTCCTCGTAGATCGCGCGGCCCGCGGCCTGCGACTTGTGAGGGTGGATCACCGGCATGCGGTGAAACTCGACATGCAGCTTGGCGTCCTCGGCGAAGCGGGACTCCTCTGGCCGCGCCATCGGCGGCGGTTGGATGAACTCTGAGGCGATCGCGGTGGGTTCCATGGGTATCCTTTTTTGTGGTGAAACAGGAGGAGCGGGCTTGTGGCCCGCCCCCCTTGCCGTTACAGCGTGACGCCGACCGATGGGTAGCAGAAAATCGCGTCCGCGTTGGTCGCCGCCGCGCCGCCGGTCGCGGTGCCAAGCACCACACCGACGATCGCTTCCGCGCTTGCGGTGCCGTCGTCATCGAGCGCGCCGCCGGTTGCCGTCGTGTTCAGGCGCGTGCCCTTTGCGGCGCTTGCCAGCGTGCGCAACGAGCCCTTGCCGTAGATCTGGAACCAGCCGAACTCGTTGTCGGCCAGCGCCGCCTGCGCCGCACCGACGCGGGAGCCGAAGCCGGAGGCGCCGGGAGCGGTGTTGGTGATCGTCGCCATCGCGAAGTCGAAGCCGGTCGCCTCGACGCAGAGAAAGCCCAGGCCCGTCACGGCGCCATCAGCGCGACCGTAGATGAACTCCTGGTAACCGAGCGTCGGGTCGTCATACCCGCCGATCGTGCCCAGCCGGAACGCCGCAACCGCCGACGCCCCGGTGACTTGGGTCTTGTCGATACCGATAACTGCTGAACTCATTTGTCTGTCTCCTGAAGAAAAAAACCCTCGGGCCAGAGCTACCCAACCCGAGGGAAAGGTAGCCCCACCACAGGCCCACCGAAGTTGGTTACGCCACCATCCGACCCGAGAACTGCGCGCCGCAGGAGGTCAGGTTGCCGGCCCAGGCGAGGATCTGCACTTCCGCGTCCTGGTTGGTGGAATAACGCCGGTTTGGCGACAGCGGGACCATGTTCCGCTGCGCGTGCGGGCGCCACTTGAGGTATTTCGTGTTGAGGAAGAAGCCCGTGTTCGCGGGGCAGAACCCGCCGATGCCACCGTCCAGAACCACATCCGCGTCCATGAACTTGATGGACGGGAATCCGAGGTTCGCGCTGCTCGGGTCGGTGAAACGCTGGTTGGCTTGCAGGCTAGCCATGTAGAAGGCCCAGTAGTTCTGATCGAAGACGACCAGATCGGGGCGGTCGGTGCCGCGCACCGTCGATCCCCAGAGGGCGTTCATGCACGACTGGATGTTCGCCGCAGAGGCCGCGCCGCCCGTGAAGGTGGAGACGTCCAGCAACTGCGAGCGCCAGAAGGTCCAGTTGACGCGATCGATGCCGCCGTAGGTCCCGGTCGACGGCGAGGTCGGGACAGCCGCGCCCAGGCCGGTCACTTCCTTGCCGCCCGAGCCGGTGCCGTCCGAGTAGATCGACTGCGCGAGCCGGTTCACCATCGTGGCCTCGGCCACATTGATGCGCGACTCCATCAGGTCGATCAGGGCCTCTTTGCCGCTGTTCTGGAGCATCTCCAGGCCGGACATGACGACCGGGACGGCGAACTGCTTGATATCAAACTGCGCGGCGGTGATGACGTCCTGCGCGGCCACCGGCAGGAGGTCATAGCCCGAGTAGAAGCCCGCGTTCGCGTTCTCGGCGAACGACAGCTCCTCGAGGATGATGTTGCCGCCGGAGATGGTCTTGATGTTGCCGCGCTGGCTCAGTCGAGCCAGAAGGGCGTTGTTCTTGGTGACGTTGTCGGCGATGGTCCGCGACCGCGACTGGATGGTGGTCGCGATGATGTCGCTGACGTTGGGATTGGCGAAAGCCATGATGAGTCTCCACGAGATAGGTATCCGCGATAGCGGGCCGATTCTGGTGGCCTTGAGCGAACCTGTGCAGTCCGGTCAATAGCCTGAGTGGGCTTTCGCTCTCAGGCGCTCATCGGTGGCTGCGGTGCTTTTGGGCGCACACGCAGGCGAGGAATCCTCGCCTTTTATCCTTTTACCATCATCTGCTGTTCATTGCAATACTGGCCTCGATGGCCGCGCGGATGCTGTCGTTGGTCGCCGCAGGGGAGCCGATCGCAGGCCCGGTCGATGAGACAGACACCGCCGCCGCTCGAGCGCGCTGGGCGGCTGCGTTCTGGCCTTGGGCGGCGCCGTTCTGCCGGCGCTGCGAGAACGCGGCCCGGATCGACGGGTTCATGTTGCACGCCTGCTCGTAGGCGTCCTTGAGCGTCATCTCCCGGCCGCGCCGGGAGGCCATCTCGATCAGGTCGGCCATGTCCTCGCGGACGTCGTTGCCGAACTCGGCCTGCTGGATGAACTGCTCGACCTCGGATACGGCCTGCTGCTGCACACGCGCCTGGTTCTGGGCCTGCGCGTTCTGGATCTGCGACATGAACTGCTGGACGGGGGCGAGCTGCTGCTGGATGACCTGCTGGATCTGGCTGGTCTGGTCGTTCTCCTGCGGGCTGTTGCCGGCCAGCGCGGAGTCGAGCATGTTGATGAACTGCGTCCCGAATCGTCCGGTGCCGAATTGCGAGACCATCCCCGCCATGAGATGCGCCAGCTCGGGCCCGGTCGCCGTGCGCAGCCGCACCGCGGTCCCCATCAGGTTGTCGATGACTTGCGCAGGGCTCGCGTTCTCGGCCTTGATGTAGGCCTCGTAGGGCGCGAACGCGCGGTTGAGGGAGTCTGCGTACTTGCGCGCCTCGGCGGTCTCTTGAAGCGTCCTGGTGACCTCTGCCTCGCGGCGGGCGACCTCTGCGCGCACGGGCTCGGGCAGTTGCTGCCAGTGCTCGCG